AGAAGCTCCGTTGCGAGAGACAGTGTTGTCAATAGCTTTGGTCATAGAGGCAGGATTCGTGTCAGCATCACGGTCGGTCCAAGTATCAGCGCGGAAGCGGTCAATGTCATCACGAATGAAAAACATAAAATTTCCCGCAGGGGCGGTTTCAACGAGGAAAGTCTCCTTCACTTGGAATGATGTAGATGGATAAGGAACAAAAGATGGCTGTTTGCCATCATGGTTGGCCATAGGGTCTAACAGTTGCTCAACGTACTTAGTACCAGCAATGTTTTCGGCAATCTTGTTCATACCATAGAAAGAGGGGGGGGCCTTGGGGCCGCCAGCGACGGCGCGCTCAACCGCTCTAGTTGTTTGAGAGCCAGCCTGTGCTAAACTGTTCCGTACTCGTACCGCAGGGTTACTGGACGGTAGTCTCTGTACAGAAGTAGAAAGAGCACGGCTTGAACTAACAGGGACAGAATTTGAAGCGAATGAAGCACGATAATCGTCATAGCGGCGGCGTTTTTGTTCATCAGAAAGTCCACGATATTTAGCCTCGTGTTTTGCGCAAAATGCTTGGTAGGAGAGCATTAGTTAGTGGGTTTATCCCCTTCTAGATATTGGATCCAGGGGACATCTTCATCACCAACTATCGCCATCGCAACCTGCGAGGAGATTAAAATCTCCCAATGACAGGTAAGTAAGTATCGAATTGAAACATAGTCAGGCGCATAAGTTGAACCAATAGTATGGTCGGCAAATGCAGCCAATTCTCTACAGTCCTCATCTAAAGCATCAGCATATGGGTGAAACTCAGAATTATAATCTAACCTGCAGGCAGAGAACATCGTACGATGCGCTACCGCTTGCTGAAGAATTTTCTTGAGCTCAAATGCTGGATGACTTTTAAAAATGAGGCTGGAGGCCAGCTTAATAGGATCAGCTGGGACACAGTTATATCGACCGAACTCGTCATCCGTGGCACTTCTTCGTCCCAAAAAATCCACCTTCGAGATATCAGAATTGAAGAACATTTTGATCGGCGTACCGAATGTCTTCTCCCAATTATCCCTCGCGAAGGTGTAGAACGCAAGATGTATTTCGGAATGAGCTGCGGCGACGATGTCATCACCAAACAAGCACATGCCAGTCTGCTCAACGAACAGACTGAACTTGTGGGGGTTCTTCTTCGCTAGTTTCCACATGACGAACCACTCAAAAAGATGATTCAAGCAGTTGTCACTTGTGGTGTTTGGGTCACCACTTCCCATGCCCTGACGGGTAAGCACTAAGCTTCCGTCGGGTAAGAGGTTGACCCGGTAAACTAGGTTTCGGAACAGTTTTTCAACATGCTCTTTCTCAAGGGGAGTCACTTTCAAGTGCCTCAACCGGAGTTTAAGAGAGAACTTCCTAACAGCGGGTGGTTGTCCTGCATCAAATGTCTTGATGTCAGCCATCATGTACTGAGTCGTGAAGTCCCCAAACTGACCTGAATAGGCCTCTAGGCGGTGCACAATCCATTCCCATTCTTGGGGTATGGCGATGCCCGGCTTAAAAGGGCCCAAAGTAGGACTTGAGAAAAGAGCCTCGGTGGCCTTTTTACAGTATTTCTGGACACAAGCTTGGAATATGACTGGTGGAGCCTGAATGGTCCGAACGACCTTTTCTTTAGCTCGCAGTTCATCTTTGCCTGTAACAGCCCAGATGGGTAGTAAGGTGTCCATGAGATCTAGATCTTCAAGATATGAAACAAGAAGAGGGTGGTGAGCATCCATAAATGTCTGCTTAGTACCCCCGTGTCCGAATCCGGCAGATTTCGAAGCATCAAGGTAACCAATAACTTCCGCTACTGTAGAGGGAGTCTGAGAGAGTTGTTTGGAAAACATCCTT